CTATTACTATTTAATGCTTCTACAACTTATAACAATTATGAACAAGAAAAAAGAGTACCTCTCATGATGAGCTCTTTTTCTACAGGTATTGCATTCGCTTGTTTAATATACAATATTGCTAAAATTAGCTAAAATGATTAGAAAGAAAATACACAAGCACCAGGAAACTCCTATAATTATAGATTTAACCGGACCTGACGGTAACGCATATGCCCTACTTGCGTATGCAAAATCTTTTTGTACACAGTTAGACAAACCATACGAAGAACTTCAAGCTGCTATGATGAGTGGTGATTATGAAAACCTATTAAAGACATTTGATGAAGCGTTTGGTGATTTTGTTATATTAGAAAGATAGTTTCAATATTATCATAATATAACTCGAATATATAAACTAACTTAAGTTTAATATATATTCGATAATGAACACATTTAACGATTCAGAAGTACTAAAAAACTGCCTTGTCGGCGTAGAATTCGAGTTCTATTCAAATCTAACGATTGATGAAACTGCAAAAGAACTTGCAGGTTTATTAAATAAAAAGATTAGAGTAGAGAAAAAAGCACACAGTGACTTTGAAGTTACTGCTGACGAATTCAAAATAGAACCAGATATGAGTGGTGGTGAAAAGCTAATGGAGCTTGTTACCGGACCACAAGAATATTATGGTGCAAGATTAATGATTATCAATGTATGTCGTTGGATTGAAGAAAACGGATATACTAATGACAGAACGTCAATTCACTTAAATTTATCGTTTGACAAAAACAAAATAGAAGATAAGTACAGGATTTCTAAAATGAATGTTCTTAAATTCATACTTGACTTTAAAGAAGATCAAGTATTTAAATTCTTTCCAGAAAGAAAAGATTCAGCATACGCTAAATCTGTAAAGTTTGTTTTACCGAAAACAGGTATGAGCTTCTTTAACGGAGAACATATACACTCACAAAACTTTATTTACCCTGATTCAAAATACTACGGAATCAACTTCGACAAAAGACATAAGAACTATTTAGAGTTCAGATATATCGGAGGAGCAGATTGGGAAAAGAAAACTTCAACAATACTACACATGCTAGATCAATTCCTAATACAACTTTGGAATTCTACTATGGATAAACATTTTACGCCACTTAATGGTCTAGAGTTAAAGAGAATACTTTCTGAGAACCAAAGGATTATAGATGCAAGGAAAGATTGGAGATTTATTGAAAAGGAATGGAAGAATGTAAAATTCACAGTTGACTTACAAAACTACGCTCAAATACTAGATTTACACTGGGATAACATTAAAGAAAAAGTGATGAAATTATTCACACATGGTAGTTTAGTGAAAGGACATATTAACTATGACACAGATACTGGTAAAGTACAGGTAAGTGAAGGTGAACTTCAATACTGTGTAGAATTAGAAAGATACGATTTTGTAGGATGTCATATTAGAGGAGAACTATATCACTGTGATTTATTTAGATGTACATTAGACGGTTCTGATTTAAACAATTGTAATTTCTACGATAACTGTGAAATAATATCATCAAAGATAAAAAGTAGCTACGTTCACCAGAGTGTCAAAATAAAAGATGGTTATATATATGGTGATGGAATACTAAAAGGTTCCATGGAAGGCGGAATATTTAGAGAAGGAAGATACGATAAAAAACTAGCGAAGTTTGATGGAACTGAAAAGATCCTATATACTGAAGTTTAAAAATAATAATAAAAAATGAGTAATATTTTTGTAGGCGAAGAGTCATGGTTAGACAATCCACAATTTGGTAGTGATTGTTTTAATGAATTTGTTTTAGAATTAGCGGAAGACGTTACAGGTTCTTGCATGATTCCAATGAATTTACCAAAAAAAGAAGTTCAGAATATAGTAAAAAGAGCGAAGAAATGGTTTTATAAAAACTATGAATACTCTGTTAAAGAAAGTTTTGTGGTATTACCTCATTCTTTATTTAGTTCTGAGAAATTTAAAGCAACTAGGTCATTTACATTACCTGGACCGAATGCAACAACAGGTGGTAACGAAGTATATTCAGTATATGGATGTTTTACTGCAGGATCTCGTTTCGGAGGTACTAGTGATGTTGATTTTCAAAAAGGAGATTTCAGTGTAGAGAGAATGATGATGCAAGGATCTTATAGTAATGGAGCTGGAATTGCAGGAGCTGCTGAAAACCTACAGTCTTATGTTATTAATGAAAGTTTTTTCGACCTTGCCAGACAAATTATAGATAACCCAATAAGTTTTAATTACAATCAATTAACGCATGAATTAAAATTTACAGGAGAAACTCCAGCAAAGGATATTATATTAGAAGTTTATGAAACAATTCCAGAATGTGCACTATTTGGTGATGAAGCATTCTTTAGGTATTGTTCAGCAAAAATTAAAGTATCTTTAGGTCAGAAACTAGGGATATTCGGATTTACATTACCTGGTAATATTCAAGTAAATGCAGATCTTATACAAGGATTAGGAGAAGGAGAATTAGAAGCAGTAATTGAAGAAATAAAGAACGATGAAGGAACGGATTGGATGATGCATTCTTAAACGTATATATAAACATATGGAATTTTACGTAAAAAATATAGGAGAACCTAACTACAAATCTGATGTGATGCAGCAAGACACTGAACTGTCTATGTTATTAACTCAGATTCAAACCATGCTTTTCACAAGAAAGGGTGAAGTATTAGGACAACCTGATTTCGGTGCAAACCTAGAAGATCATGTATATGAATTAAGGTATAACGACTATCAATTAAAAACAGTAGTAGTTAATCAATTAATGTCTTTTGTTCCTCTTGCTAAAAAGTACGATGTTGCAATTAACTTTGAGGTAGTAGAAGATGTAGATAGACATATTATGTTCTTGGACATTACAGTAGATTCTAGATTCCAATTAGGAGTCTATATATAAAATTATAAAAATAAACAATGGCAGAATTTAAATTTTTAACAGCCTCTAGAATAAGAGCAAACGAAATGATCACAGATACAAGGTCATACGTCGCTCGTTTATACGGAAGGACTGGTGAACTATTCTCAACTGCGTCTCCGTTTTCACAGATATTAGATGTACTTGCAGAAATAACTAAACTTATATTCTTTTATGTTGAAGATTCAACAGTTGAGCAGAATATACTAACTGCCCAAAACCCTGAATCGGTATATGGACTTGCAAGACTTGCAGGACATGACGCCTTTAGGGGATCTAGTGCGTATGGTGAAATAAGAATAAGATTAAATACAACAGCTGCTAGCGATATTGCAGGCGATGCTCTTAATATATCTAGAAATTCTATTATCAAATGTACTTCAAATGGTTTAGAGTATATTTTAAAAACAAACAATGATATTTTTAGAATAGATAAAAGCGATAATAATTACATTAGCATACCAGTTATTCAAGGATCTTCAGAGAAACAAACAGTAACTGCAACCGGTGAAAAATTACAATCTTTTAATATATTAACTAGAAAGACAACAGACCATCATTCAGTTAGAGTAAGCGTAAATAGTGTCTTATGGGCAAAGTACGATTCTTTATATGATATGAAAGTCGGTACTGCAGGTTATTTAGTTAAGACTGGAATCAATGGAGGTTTAGACATATACTTCGGTAATGGTTCTTTTGGTAAAATTCCAGCAACAGGATCATCTATTGACATTGAGTATTTAAACACAGATGGTTCTAAAGGTAATTTAACAGGATCTAAGGATCTTACATTTAAATTTGTATCTGATGGATTTGATTCACTTGGAGAATCGTATGATTTAAACCAATTATTAGAATCAGCATTCACAGTTACTCCTAAAATGGGATCAGATCCAGAATCAACAGAGTTAACTAAGCTAATAGCACCTTTACAATCTCATTCATTTGTATTAGCGAATCCAAATTCGTTCGAACACTTTCTTTCAAGATATGGAATGTTCTCTTATTTAGATGCTTATAATACAACTGATGATGGATATATTGATGATGACAACGTGATTTACTTATTCATGCTGCCTGATACTGCAAGAAAATTAACTAAGAATAAAGATTACTTTAGCTTAGGATTAGATGAATTCTTTTTCTCAAGTGACGAAAAGAATGGATTTTTAGAATTATTAGAAAACAGTGGACAGCAGATGGTAACTACTGAAGTTAAAATAGTAGATCCTAAAGTACAGTATTTTAGTATGGATGTTAAAGTTAGATATTTTGAAGGATATAATAGACAAGCTCTTTATTCTGAGATAAGATCTAAAATATCTAAATACTTAATTAATATAACAAGAAGAGATCGTTTACCAAAATCAGACATTATAGCAATCTTAGAGAGTGTTGAAGGGATTGATTCAGTAAACGTAAGATTTATATCTAAAACAGAGGAAGATGCACGTAGGTTAGGATATTACATCCTGGAGAAAGTTATAGTGACTCCATCTACTCCAGTATTAGAAACAATAGGAAACGGTAAACAAAAATATGTTTTCTTTAAAAGAACAGTAACGGAAAGAAAGATTAGTTTCGAACCTAATGCAGCATTACCTGAGGATGTAATTAATATAGATTCATTTGGAGATATACTTCTAGGTAAAGAAGAAGTTGCATTGTTCAGAGGAGGTTGGTTAGACAGAGATGGAATTGAAATGCCAGATGACGCTAAGTTAGGCGAACAAGGAGCACTTTCAATTTACTTTGATGATAAACCAGCACCTAATACTATATTTTCTAAGATACAAGCTAAAAATAGAAAAGCACTATAATGGCATCATTAATACAAAATTTATTTAAAAGTAGACAGAAGAGAAATTACGGTATTAGATCAAGTGTAATGGATAATCGAAAAAACTTAGGTAACGATTATACAAACAACATTTTAAAGAAATCTATTTCACCTTATATTACTAGAAATGCTAGAATGAATGATTTTGTAATTTTAATCCAGAAGGTATTATCAGATCTAGTGGATGCGGTAACATACCTTAAGGGATTTAAATCATATACAACTAAAAAAGACTATAAAAACTTTAGATAATGGCAAATAGATATCACAACATAAGATTTTTTGACAGTGAATCTAACGACTTAAATTTAATCTACAACGATGATTTAAATATACTACAGGGGGTTTCATACCTTCCACTGGTTTCTGTCGGATTATATGAGACATTAACATTACATATTTTAGAAGAAGTTGTAGGAACGCTAGGTGAGAAGATGTACACTCAACCTATAGCGGAATCTAGTGGTGATGTATCTTTCAAATTTAAATTTAAAGATGACTATAATACAAGTGAAGACATTTTCTTGTACAGTGCAATGCAAGATGCAGGAGAACTTTATATTCAAAAAGATAAAATGCAAGCCTCTAGTTTGTTACCATCTTCAAGTTCAGTATCTTCAGTAGGAAATACAAAAGTAGTTCATAGTAATTTACCAGCAACCCCAATTACTGCTCAAGTAGCTTTAACATCTGAGGTTGAAGGATTTCATATTAGAACACTAAGTGTTATTGAAGTTATTGATGGTGTCGAAATAAGAGAGATTGCACAATTAAAAGTATACGGTGAAGTTGAAGGAGAAGATGAAAGATTAAGAACCTTATTATCTAACATTGGAATGAATTTAGATGATTTAGATTATTTTATATTTAAAGAGTCTAATATACAAGAACAATCTCCTGATTTTATTATTTTAAATCAAAAGCGTAAAGAATTACTTTTACAGGCATCTCAAATAAAACCATTTATAGGAACTTATAGAGCTCTGTTAAGTGCTATTGATTTCTTTGGATACGATAAAATAACTTTAAAGGAATATTGGTTAAATATCAATGAACAATCTGAGAATTTCGGTAAGCTTAAGGCTGTCGCAATTCCAAATCAAGATGTTGTTGGTTTTTTAGCTGATAAAAATAAAGGAAACGAATTACCAAACTCAAATCAAAAGAAAACTTCTAGATTCTCTTTAGTATACAGATTGAACACACCAACTGGTAAACAGGATGAGTGGGATATCCCTACTGTTGAGGAAACTATGGATTATTCTCCAGATGAGGTTTTAATTAAATTATATGGATTAAAAAAGAAATTACAAAAAGATTATCTTCCTTTACAGTCTAAGATTGTAGATATTACAGGTGAGGGTGATTACTTTTCTCAATTTAATCAAAATGTTTGGAATAATCAACATAATATTAAAGTACAAAATGCTGGTGTAGAATTTAAACCAGTAATAAAACCAGAAGGTAGGAATATATTTATGGAGGATCTTCGTAAGGTTGATTACAGACTTACAGGAGCTGAACAGGATTTTAATGCGATTACACCAAGCGATAAAAAAACCATAATAAATTCTATTAGTGATTTCTACGGAGACTATTATAATAATAGTTTAAACACATTTAATACAGTTGAAGGAATTCCAATAGGGGCCCCTATCACTCTTCATATCGAAGGCGTTGAAGATCAATGGTCATTAGGTGATTTCACATGGGAAGACGCAAGAGACATTGAAGTATCTAATGTTATTCAAGTATTAGAAACGGATAAATCAACAGCAGGTGTAACTAATTTAAATAACTATTTAACAGAACATGATTCAAAGCATTTAGATTCAAATCCAAAGAGTTTAATATCATGGGATAACTGGTGGCATAAAGGAGTATATGAAATAGAATGGGTATTAATAGGACCTAGAGATTACAAAAGATATTTCAGAGGACCTATTTCAGAATATAACAATATACCATTGACATTGCCATACGTTGGATCTTATACAGTAGAAACTAACTTATATGATTTGTATAATGTTAAAAGTACAAAGGTAATTAAAGATGCAATTGAAGTTAAGAACAAAAACGTTGAAGTTTATGGAGTAACTCAATTAGCAACAAAGGCCTTAGACTTTAAAGACTATAAATACTCATGGGATAAGTCAGGTTCTAGTTGGGATTGGTCTAGAGAGAATCTAACACCAGTAAACGATGTTATCGCAACATATTACCACACTTTAGACAGGGCTAATTATGTATATGATGAATCTGTGAACGGAATAGAGCACTCAACTGTTAGAAGATATTTAGATTCTGAATCTAATTCAGGGTTTAGTGAAACTGCAGGTCCATATCAATGGGCATCTCTTAAGAAGCATATATGGGAAGACGGTCCTGAAGTAACTTGGGAAATGACAAGAGTCGGATCAGATATCAATTCTTCATTTCAATTAAATTTATTAGAGATGATAGATGGAGATGTGCTTACAATACAACAAAAGAATCCAAGTACTGGAATAATAGTTGAAGATTCTTATACAATAACAAATACAATCCCTACAGCAGACGCAGATATATATGCTTGGGAATTAATATCTACTGAATTAAGCGATTTAGATAGAGAAGAACACCCGATATTATCTAAATTCAATTATAACCCTATATTAAAAGACAATGGTAATGACGAGGATGAGGATGTAGTATGTCTTTATATACTAGTCGTTGGTGAAGAACCTTCTAGGAGTTATGATTTTAGTAATGTTGAGGTTGCAGGTAGAGTGGATGCAATTACTGAGATAATAAATTTTAAAAGCTATAACCCTAGTTTCGATGATACATATATAATAAATAATTTGGCAGAATTACATATGTTAAACCATGTCACTTTTTCATATGATTTAAGCAATATGCCGGGAATCGTGAATCAGCAATGGAAATTATCAAATAGTACATCAAATATTGAGGATATATATTATAGTAATCCAATATTAACTTATTTATTTAAAGATAAAGGATATTATACAATAGAGTTAGATTTGAGAGATTCTAATGGAAATAAAAACACAGTAATTAAAAACATATTAAAAATAATTTAAAATGGCAAGCATCACACAAATTTTAGGAACAGATAGTTTATCAGCGTCTAGGTTGGTACTAAACGACAACTTTGCGTCTTTAAACGACCAAATCACAGGTATTAGTAATTTACTAAATACAGAATCACAAAGCTTAGCACTTACAGGATCTATTGCAGCATCTGTATTAACTATAGCAGGAGTATTCACAACAACAGCAAGCAGTGTTACTGCCCATAAAGCATTAACAGTTAAAAGTTCTTTAACCTTAGAAGGTTCTTTAGTTCATTCAACTCATGCAAGCGCAGTTTCTGTGATGCCATCGACATACACTAAATCAACTGTAGTAATTGATGGATCAGTGTTAAACACGGTAAATATAGTTAACTTAGGAGTTCAAGGTCAATCAATTACATTGATTGCATCTGGAGTTGTTAAAATCGACGCAGCAAATATCGCTGGAATATCACTAGATTTTGATATATTAGACAACGGGACATTAACGTTAAGACAAGTAGATTCATTATGGTATGTTATTTCACATGCTAATACTACATTAACATTTTAAAAAACAAAACAAGTAAATGGCTACACCATTAATTAGAATTCCACAGGAACAGGGAGGTACTATGTATGCTTTTTCTAGCGCGGCTAGAGATCTTACAAGAGCATACTATAATCCGGATGTCGTTTTTGAATATTCAAAATTCGCATTACTGGATATACCAGTTGTTGCAGTACCCTCAGGAGATGCAACTAATAACTACATACAATTTGATAAGTTGTATGAAGGTGGACCAGTGTCTGGATCTGGAAGCGGATCTGGAAGCGGATCTGGGAGTGGTGGAGGAGTCGCGCCATCATATGATAACAATCCAACAGATGATAATGCAAATCGTAGATTCGCAGAAACATTTCAAAATTACGCACTTAACTTAGAAAACTTTATTTTATCAGATGACGACTTTGATGATTCAATATACGCATCAGATTCTGAAAAGATTTTCTTTAAGTGGTTAAATCATATTGGAGCATTTAGAACAAAGCCAGCAAATTCACAAGAAGCAACTACCGGATATACTAGACATGTAGAGGAAGATGATTCAATACAAAGTGGATCAGAATATAGTAAAGTTGTAAAATACCTAGGAAACGTAGATGTAACTAATGATAAGAGTTACAACGGAGATACTTATAATGAAGTTTTTGTGAATGTTCCATCTTCAGTAGGATCTACTCCAGATATTTTATTTAAATCAAGTGATTATAATACAACAGCAACATCATATCAACCTGAATCTACTATTAACGGTAGAGACGGACAAGTTCATCCAGATTCTAATATAGAATTAGGATCTTTAGCTGATTCAGCTGACGGTACTATTAATATAGACACAAACAATACTTATAATTATGGTATTGAGTGGAATCCAATAACTTATGCAACTATAGAAAATGATCCTAAATTAAGTTCTATTTTAGATTATTCAAAAAGAGGTGGAGATTTTAGATTTAATGCAATTTTAGTATACTATGATGTTTACTCTAAATCAAACCCAGCACAAAGATCTACAAATTTATATGGAGTTATTATATTAGATAACTTTAAATTTGATTCAGCAAACACAGGGTGGTCATTACCTGAACTAAGTAAGTATAAACCTAATGAAGTAACAGGATTAAATGGTAATGCATTTGCTTTAAAGTTAAATGTGAAATTTAATTCATCTTTAGATAATGTAGGAATAGAATCTAATATTAATGATTATTCTACATTCTCAATGGATATCTTCTTTGATTCTACAAGTGCTCTTGAGAATGCTGCTAAAGTTTTAGCAGACGCAACTCATAGGTTTAACAAGATATCAGATAGGCTTGATAGTTTAGAGAATCTGTTAATGACATCAACTGACCAGAGTAATCTTACTAATAAGTTAGCTCTAATAGAAAAGTCAATTGAAGATGCTGCTATTAATTTCAGTAGCTCTAGTTCTATTTTAGATATTATATCATCTACGAATAATAGATTAAATCAAGTTATAAGTGGTAAGATACCATCTTCTATACAATATAACACTGATGTTATTCATGCAGGACAAGGTATTAAAATAGATAAAAGTACTCCTGGTAAAATTAAAATACAAAACACTGACGGTGGATATCATCTTAATGATTTAAGTATTTTTGATTTTATATCTGAGACTGTTGGCAGTCGTATAGATTCTACTAATATGTGGAATCCTCAAACAGCAGGATCTAAAGGTATTTGGACTAGGCTTAAAAAATATGACAACTTACTTAGAATATACAACGAAAACGAGGAGTTTGTTAATGATTTAGATATATACTTAGATGACAGTGTTACCCCTGTTGTTTTAGGTCAAGTTATTAAATTAACTTTTAAGACTTTTATTAATAAGATGGGTAGTAAAAACATTAAAATATACGTAGGTAAAAAAGATGCGTGGGAATTAAAGAATACAATCCAAGTTGGAGATATATTAAGTAAGAAACCATACATTGAAATAGTTTGCGTTGACGAAATAAACAAGACATTCGAACTTGAAATTATAAGATAATTATGAGTGCACAAAATTCAATATCACAATTACTTGAACAGTTTCTAGAATTAAACACTAATTCATTAGAAACTTTCAATCGTATTAATGAAGCGATCTCAACCGATAAAGAAACGGTTGTAGTAGACTTATGGGATCCTTCAACTGAAGGAGTTAAGTCTGTACAAATACCGGCATTTGGTTATTTAAAGAGAGAAATTGAAAGACTAAACGCTAATTTAGAATCTATTACTGGTGTTGAAGGTAATGGTGCTAATGTGAGGTTAAAAGATGGATCATACAGAAAAATACATACTTCTAAATTAAAAGGACCTTCTAAAGCAATAACCTCTTTAGCTTCTCCTACGCAGTTTAGTACTAAATTAAATGAATTTTTTGAAGATTTCTTAAATCCTCTATTAACTATTAGATTAGATGTTAGTGGACAACTTCCTGTTGAAACTGAAAGAGTGTATCTAGAAAGATTTATATTTGACTCAAACGACCTTGCAACAAAAGATGCATTTGACGAGTTATATAAAGGAGAAAGTACAATAACTTATAAAGCATTACAAGATTCTATAATAAACAATAGACTAAAATATCATTTGGATTCAGATGTTATTGAAATGCCTATTAGAACAATACAATACTACGGAAACTTTGGAGTAACTAAAGTATCTAACGAACAGAAGTCACAGGTTGTTGATGGTGTAACTCAAACTAAAACAGTTAAGTTATTCACTCTTGATAAGTTAAGCTATTCTGATGCATCTAAAACACTTCTAGAGACTGAAGTTTTAAAGGTTTCAGATTCATTAGTTATTAACTCAGGAGAATTAAGAACTAGATACATTATTAAAGCGATTGATAATTCAACATCACAAATAGAACTTGAATTAATTGAAGGATTCGAATCTATTAAAGTAGGTTCTGAAATGCTATCAATATATAGAGACATTGATCTTGACTTAGACGTTGAAATAAAAATCGGATTTGATGAAAGACAAGTAGTTTTCATTAAACCAATCGATCCTGTTTCAAATATACCTGCAAATGAGTATTCTCCAGGTATTGGTTTTTATTCAAATGAATTACAAATAAATGCAGAAGACGGAACTGTTAAGAACTTAGCTCTTTATTACAAAGAAGAAGTTGCTGACTTTGGTCAATTCATTAAAGGACTTAGTGTAGATTATATTCCACCAGCATCTGTTGGTGTAACACCTAATGCTCCTTTAATTGTATCTGATAACCTAAAGGTTGTTCAGATAAACAAGCATTTAACGGATAACACTACAACAGAGAAAATTAAACAATTAAAAGCTGATAAGATATCAGTTGAACAGAGTTTAAAAAATAATAATGAGGCTATTAAAGTTAAAAAGTCTTTATTAAATACTAAGAAATTCAAATCTAAGGTAGAAAGAGACAAACAATCTAATGAATTTAAATCTCTTGTAAGCAAGAAAGCATCTGAAGTTAAATTATTTGCATCTTTAGTATCTGAAATTAAAGCATCTGCGGAATCTGCTGATATATCAACTGTAACTCCTAAGTTTAGAGTTAGAGGATTTTGGCCAATACCCGATGCTAAAATTATAGGTGAAGAACTTTCACAAGAAGTAGTTCAATTCAAGATCAGATACCGTTACGTATCAACGTCTGGTAAAACGTCTACTGTTGAACAATTAGAGTTTAAAGATTCTACAAATAATACTTCTAAAACTGCAGCATTTTCAAACTGGATAGAAATTGATGGTCCTGTTAGAAAAAGAGAATTAAATGAGGATGGTAAATACGGTTGGATCATTGAAAGCGAAGAAGACGCACAAGCAGTTAACTTTAATTCTTTAGATTTATCTATTAATCCTGGAGAAATAGTTGAGATAATGGTTAAATCTATTTCTGAAGCTGGTTTTCCTGCAAATCCAATATTAAGTGACTGGTCTGATATAGTTAAAGTTGAATTTCCTGACGGACAATACTCAACAGGATCTATGTCAAGCTTATTTTCTGAAAATGAATTAGACAATTTAAAAGTTTCACTAAAAGAAGATTTAGAAGCTGCTGGTTTATTTGATCACGTTGGAGATTCTTTTACAGTAAATGAAAAAACATACGCACACAACGCAAGTTCAATTGCATCTGGTTTTTTAAACAACGAACAAAACCCTATATCGGTTTATGATAAAGTGTTGGAACTGCAAAACGAGATTGCAACGTTAAGAGCTCAAATAGATGGAACAGTTGGAGAATTAATCATTCAATTAATAGATGAAGATGGTAATGTTACTCCAATATCTAATAATAGTACGGTTAAAGTTTTTGCTGGATATTATATTGATGAAATTCCTGCAACTAATGGAAAAGGATTTATAGTAACTAAGAACTTTAAAATAAACCTATCTAATACTAAAGCATCTAACTTAGAGTTAATTGCAAGAATATTAGGAGATGTTGAAAAACCGGCATATTCATCAACAGACACTCAAACATGGGGAGTTGCTAGTGGAGAAGTTGATTCTGTTGTCGCATCAAATGCATATTATACAACTGAAGGAAAATACGATTTAGTTCCAGTAGTTTATCAAAACTTAGAAAGTGCAGAAACAAACAATATTACTTGGTTTAATGATAGTCCAGGTCAATCTTCTCAATTAAGAGGTCAGTTTATTTACTCTAGATTCATGAATTTATCTAATGATAATGGATTATACTTAAACGCTGAAGGAGATATAGACGCTAACGATGTATCAGGATATGATAAGTATGAATATGGTATTAATACTGCATATAAGATTACAAATGTAACAGACTTAGGTTCTTATGGTTCTAAAGATTTCTCAAGCGCAGAAGCTGGAGTTTATGGATTTAGTAATTCTCAAATAGGAACAGATTTTATATGGGATGGCGCATATAATCAAGGTACTGCTCCACGATTAATAAACCCTGCTGAAGTTAGTAATGTAGATTATGATAACAATATTTTTATTCACATAGATCATCCTATAATACTTAACAATGTATCAGCTTTAGAAATTGCTTCTAACGGATTAATAGGAATGCCTAAGACAACTCCTAGAAGAGCTTCTGATTTATATGGTAAACAACAAACACCGCTTAGACTAACACCTAGTAAAAATAACGAAGGAAATACAGGTACTAGAACTTCATTGAAGAATTCTTTTGAACCTAACGATCAATATTTATTAGGAGGACATTCATGTGGATCTTTCTTATATCTTTCACCTTTAGGTAAAGACTCTTTAGTAGTTGATGCTAGTAATAAACGAGGTAAAAAGGTAATAGAAGGTAATAGTTCAAATTCAATAACGGTAGATCTTGTTTTTCAATACCGTATGACAGATTATAATGGAGCAGGAAACACAGGTACTGGTAGAATTGGAGGAATTGTTAGTAATTCATTCCAGAACTTAACGTATTCTAAAAAGATAGGTATAGATATTATAGACTCTAACAGTAATGATTTTCAATTTGATGTTGAAGTTTTCTCTAAATATAGAGCTACTGGTAAAAACATAAATTCTATAACTTCTTCAATGTTATCTAATTATAATAGTACAGGTAAATATTCTCAAGTAGATAGAGCTATTGACTTTTCGCTTCCTAATATAACCGAGACTATATAACAAGTCTTAATTTCATAAAGGGACCTCTTATAATTATGATATATAATTTAACTAAAAAGAGGTCCCATAAATGGCGATAGATTTTAACATACAGAACAAAGAGGAAAATTCATCTTTTGCATTATTAAGAACAAACCCAAAATTAACTAGTAATTTAAAACTAGTAGTTGATTCAAAGGAACATATATTCCTAAGTTCTTTTAAAGCAAATAGAATTCTTTCTAAAGTAGAATATCAGAAGTTTGAGCTTTCAAGCGCTGGTACATACTCAAATGACGTGTCTCGTTTTTTCAAAGGAGTCCCTAATAATGATAGATTTCAAATACTTAGAAATCAGTCAGACACAACACCTTATTCAGAATTCTCTAATCAATATGAGAATCAATATAACTACGGAGCTAGTTTTAATTCTACTAAACTATATGATGAGCAATACAAGTTATTTGCACCAGTATGGTTAGACCGAAGAATACCTAGCAAATTCGTAGTATACAGAGTATTGAATGTTGATTACAAAAATAAATACAAGGAAGATACTGAAGGACAGAATTCTAGAATTTTAGAGTTATTAGAGTATTCTACTATAGTTAAAACATTCGACCTTACTCCAAAAAGTAAAATAGGTAAATATCTGAATTCACATGTCTTTGATAAAGGAATGCCAGAATCTGCTATAGAATTTAACTTTTCAGAGGGCGGAGACGTAATATACAAAGGAATTGATAGTAACGCAGGAGGATTTGCTTTTAAACAAGATTCAATAGCTGAAGACTATATAAGAAAAGATAATTTAGAAATTACTGCAAATGAAATAATCACAAGTGGATTTGAAAGACATGGTCTTGTTTCGGCAAACCTAGTTAACATGGAATTTATGTTTGATGATGAATTCGCTGAAAACTATGAAATATACAGGTACTTTGGATTATACGTAGATGATATAGAAGAAGGAACTTTTGATGTAGATCATACAACTGCAGGTGACATGGTAAGCATTAAGCCTGGAACTACTCACACGTCATATCCTGTTGGATCTGCGGGATTAACTCACGAGGATATGTTACCAAGTAAATCTGACCTAGAGTTTCCTATACTATCTTATGTTAATCTAGGAGGCAACCAATTTCTACACATTAATAACAATACACAGATGTCTGGTTTAAATATACCAGTATCTAATTATAATAATATCGCAGGATCTTTATCATCAACTGATTTTAGTATTGCATCTAATAAAATACAAGCGCTTTCAACAAAAGTATCTAATAAGCCTTTTATTGAGATTGAAATAACTAAAAAACCTACAAATAACGATAGATTCTATATAGCGGATAAAACTGAAATAGAATTATCTAATTATAGTTTGTTTGATTTTACTGCGATTGCAGATGATTCGATCCAAGCTGGTAGTTTTATAGGAAACAAATTCTCAAGTGCAGGAACTTTAGACCAAATAACGATTGCAGTTAGTAGATTAATAGAATCTATAACTACATACAAAACAACGTCTAATGGTCTTTCAATAGTTATTGAAGATTACGCTAATGGAGCTAATAGAGAAAGAATGTCTTTTGGGATATACTCTCTTAACGTTAGTGACGGCTTTATAAATGTTAAAACAGGATCTAAAAATAAGATAGGACTTGTAGATGCAGATCTTGAAGCAGTAAGTCCACCGCTTGTTATTCACTTTGGAACAAAATTTGATGATTGGGACCTATATACTGCAAAAGGAGGATCTAAAGTAGGTGCTGCATTCTTAGTATCTGACGAAGAATTAGGAGATGTTAAAGTCGGACAATATGTTAAACACATCAATTTAAGTAAATATTCTAAAATTATAGATATAGTTTCAGATTACATAAATGAAGGAACAAATAGAATTGTAATCGAAGATGTGTATAAAACAGCAAGCGACGGTACTATTCAATTATATAATAAATTTAAACCATCTTTTGGTAAGTTTTCAGCGTATAATCTAAGAGATTTAGATTTAGATTTTTATTCAACTAGAAATTCAGAGTTAGGAGAACTTAAATACGATAATGCATCCGGAATAGAATGGGCAGGACTTTCTCCTGTTTTATATCAAGAAGGAAATGATGATTTAATAACTAGTACATTCGGAGATCCTATCGAAGAAAAAGAATCAGTAAATAACGAAGTAGTCTATTCAGAATATGATAGGTTAAATGAAAACAAGTTAAAGGAAACTTCATTAAAGAGTAGAATTGTTCCGACTATATTAAAGTATGCTTTAAAGAACGGAACTAATGCTAGGAATTTACCATATATTTTAAATGCAAACGAAGCATTTGGATCTAACAACCTTTCTCCTGAAATTAAAATAGAATCAGGAAGAAACGTTGATGATTTAAACATGGAACATTTTCACTTTAATAAAATAAGTGATGAATTGTATCTAACAGGACAAACAACGGATTTAAAATCGTTTACTAGTTATAATACGACTGATGGTATTAGTATTCCTCAGCTGAAATCAACAGATATTGACTACTTTAGTCTTTATTTTAATTGGAAAGGATCTATCAACCTTAATACTGAAGTATGGGTAGATGATAAGTTTAATAAACTATACACTAAATTCAACGGAGGGTCATCAGAGTTAGAACCTAACGTAGTATTTAGAGGATTACGATATATTTACAAGAAAAGAAAAGAATTCAAACAGGATAGCCCTGTGTCATTCATAAATACAACAGAAGCTAACTCATATAAATTCGGAGTAACTTTAAATTATAATAAAGGTAAGTCTAACGGAGTTGAATACACTGTTATCAAAAACGACGAGTTTAAATTTATATGTGTAATTATAGATGTTAACGTTCAAGAGAATGACATTAAGTCTTTAAACAGATCTTTAATGTATGAAATTTCTGATATTACATTAGATGCGAAGATTGTTGATTCTCTTATTCCTTTCTCTATTGATTTAGCAGGATCAAATTTCCCAGTTGGCGAAGGAGATACTGTATTACGTGCACAAGATGTAGGTGAAGATAATGTTGATTTTAAAGAAAGTATAACGCTAGATTCCGATGGAAACCTATCTTGGATATATTTCAAACTTCCTACTGGTAACAGATATGCAGGTATGAGAGTATTATCTGTTTTAGATTCTAAATCAGTTTTAGTGGCAGGTCGCCCTGTAGAATTTAGTTTAGGTGTAAATGCACCTGGACCGGTTGCGGGAGCAAATCCACTTTCAGACGATTTACTATCTTCAATTGGAGTTGACGCTGAGTTTTACTATTGGAAAACAGGATCTAGCGGTTGGAAAAATATACTAGAAGAAGTAGTTTCTTATAATTATGCTAAAAGATTTAATAATTTTGGAGATATTAATTATATAACAATAGACTCTAGTGGAGAATCTCTTAATAGATTTATTCTAGAAGTACAAGACGGTGTTGATATTGTTAAACCATCAGTTGTTGATACAGCGTCTGACGGGGATAGACCTAGATCATATCAATCAAGTTCTAACGAAATAGGTAAAGTTTTAAAAGAAAGAGAAGATGGAGGGTATTTTACAATACTAAAGAGAATGAATGGAGATTATAACCCATTATTTAAAGACGTTATTACATTTACTGATGTTTATTCTGAACAATCTATTATAATACCAACAGTCGGATCAGGAAGCCAACCTATTGGTGTAATACCACCTTATGATACAGGACTTGCCGGTCAAGGATCAGGAACAGGAACTGGTCATTCTTTACAAAATGCAATACTAGATAGAAAAAGAGATAATTTAATATACAATAAGTTTAGAAACTTAGGTATAGCGTTTGCATCTTATAAAAACGTAGATGCAGATTATGGTTTTATTAATAACTATCATTACCATAAGGTAAATGATGAAAATTCTAAAAACCTATTAAAGTTATCAGATACAACAGACAAATTACCTCTTTATCCTATGATAAAGGAGATAGCGATAGACAAAAAGAATTTAAATGTTTTTAAATCTAAATACTCAAGTGATTATTTTACAAAATCAATTGCAGGAGGATCTAGCGAAGAAGTTCACGGTACTTTAAGTCCTGTTGAATCAAATTCGTTTATGGTATCTACGATTATGAAAGTTAAGAATCAGTACGATTTAACTAGTTTTTCAAATACTATAGAAACTTCTATCGATTCTTTAGACTATATTAGATCTAATAAATTAAATAAAACAGCAATACACTGGGTAGAGAATGACGCTGAAATAATTGCAGACTTCTATTTACCTAAAACAATATATGAAGAACTACTAGAAGATGGTATTTCATCTAAATTTAGAAAGTATGTAAGCGCTGAGAATTCTTTCGGAGATAAATCAACTATTGATGATGATTTAGAAGAGTATGTGTATTCAAACATAGTTAATAGATTTATTATAGAGAATACTGAGATATACGGAATTGAAGGTAAAAATATATCTACTGAATTTATTTCTATAGATTCTCCAGATAAATTAAAAGAAGATAGATTTACGCAACTTACTAATTTTGACATCCAAGGATATCAGAATGAAAGTCTTAGTTTTAGATTAATATATAACAAGAAACCTGGTTTTAAATATCATTTAAAACTACATATTAAAATACAAGCATAACCACAATGTCAATAAATATTAAAGAAATATTTAAAAGTGATTTAGATCCTAACAGTACTAACTGGTGGGCAAACGCCAAGATTGATAAAATAAATTTAAATTTTAATCAATTAAAAGAAGGTGGAATGCCAGGTCCTGCTGGTGTACAAGGTATCGATGGAGGTACTGGTATTAGAGGATTTCAAGGAATTGTAGGGGAGTCTGGAACTACAGGATTAATTGGATTAGAAGGAGCTCCTGGATTTAGTGCATGGAACGTCAATAAAAGTAACTTGTATAAAAATATATCTCCAGTGGCTATAAATCCACCAGAGTATTCTGCAGTTACATTGATGATAGGTAAGACGTATGAAGAAACTGGAGGAGATTATAACAATGCGTTACCACTTACAGGAGAAGGATCTACTGCAGCTGTATTTTACGGAAAAGTTGGTCATTCTAACTTTTCATTAGATTCTGAAGCTGAATCTGTTTTAAAAGCACATCACTATTTTTCCTTAAACAAATTACAAATAGGTAAGGAGTCTCAATCAACAACTGACATATTACTTATTAGACAGAATTTAAATAATTCAACACTTACACTATCTACTCCAGAAGAGAACGCTCAAACACCTTCAGTAGATGCCGTTGAAATTAAATCTGATTTATTTAAAGTAAACACAAAAGCTAAACTTAAACAAGGATTAAAAGTTAGTCAAATTCATTATAAAAGAGATGCAGCAAGTAATCAAGTTTTAGTTTCTAGCAGCGTAGATGGAGATCTTATTTGGAAAAACAAATACGAGATGTTTGGTGCACTTCCTATAGGTTCTATAATGTCTATAAGAGAATCTGACTTTAACAATTTAAACTTTAATATAATTAACACGACAACAACCGAATCTAATAATGTTCTAGATATATCATATGGTCGCGGTAGGATTAATACACCATTCGAAGGTTGGTATTTATGTCATGGTCAAACATGGGTAGATCAAGGTATTATTACTCACGAAGTTCCTAATTTACATGAATTTAGCTATAACATAGAAAGCGACGGATTCGCACAAGATACTATAACAAGTGGAGGAGATAATTCACCAAAATTAATAGGAAGTGCTGCAATAGATATGGATGCTTCTTATGATAATAATTCTTTATACAATATAACGATGTCAGCCCAATCACAAGATGTTAATATGCAAATGTCAAGTGGTAGTGGATTTACTAGGAACAGAATGATTCACTTAATTAACTTAGGAGAACCTGAACTTATTTGGAGATCAGAAACGCAAGCTGCTCCTACATTAGAAAATATCACACTTTCTCTTCCACAGGCTTCTAGTAAGAATGCATGTGAAAGTACAGATCAAGTATATCAATGGACTGGAGTTGGAATCAACTGGGTAACTGGCGATGTTGCAGGTACTATCTTATATTTAAATGGACAGACTGCTACTTCTAATAAGTGGTATGAAAAAGATGGAATTGCAAGATATTGGAAAGGTACTTATTGGTATTCAGTACAAGGAAATATAATTACAGCAACATGTCCTATAGCTAATAATATTCAATTAGCAAACAGATCAGATGTCAGAGACTTAAACTGGGCAACTACCCCATTGAGTGGAACGGCTTATGTAATAAATACAGATTTATTTGAGAATGCAACTTCTCTATCAGTACTCGGCGGTGCTAGTGCTAATCCAGGATGGTATAGAACAAATGATAGTATTTTCACAGTATGGCATCGAAGATATTGGAATGGATTTTCTTTTTCTTCAACTATTTCTGAAAATTATGTATATTATGCAGGTGATGTAATGCCTTCAGATAGTTATGGTGACAATTGTCCTTTAGCTTTTGATTCTAGTTCTACAATAGATGTATATTGCTCAACAAACGCTGCTATATCAGGAATAGATAGCGAAAATTACTTACAAAAATTCAAAGATAACAATGTAACTGTTATGGTTAATGTATCTTTTCAGTCAAATAATCTATTTAATATAGGTTACTTTCCTTTAATTAAAATAAGTGAACAAAATGTACCTTCATCTTCTTTCCCTTGGGCAAGTCTTATGGAGTATAACTCTACAGCATCTACTGTAAAATACGGTAAAATACCTACAAATAATAATTCTATAATATCAGAGGTTATTGAATGTATTACAGCTCCAGTCGTATGTTATAGTTACACTGTTTACAATCGTTTCGGAGGATATCACCAAGTAGGATATACTGATTGTAATGGAACACCTCAAACAATATATATCGCTGGAACAGGTGGTGTGCAATTATGTAGTACTGTAATTCCAGAGGCTATATCATCAGGATCTGCAATATTAGTTATTAGAGCAGGTATTTCTAGTGACTGTTCATAGTATTAAAAGTAAAGTACCTAATATTTTGTTAATTTAAACAGAATATATAGAATATAAATAAATATTAAAGTTAGAAATGGCAATTAATTTAAAACAAATATCTTTTGTAGACTCTAATCAGGTTAAGCTGGACAAGGTTAATTATAACTTTGATCAGATAGTCGCGAATGGAGGAGGACCTCGAGGTTTTCAAGGAACAATAGGGGAAACTGGATACCAGGGATTAACTGGTCATCAAGGAAATCAAGGAACTTTCGGAGATCAAGGATCTCAAGGTTCTGCTGGTAATAGTGGTGACGGTATATGGACATCAACTTCAGGGGCTTCTAATACTAAAACAATAATGCCAGTTGCAGTTGACGGTGAACATGCTCCTTCAGTTATAGTAGGATATAAATCAACAGACACTCAATATCAAAATTACTTTGATACAAATTCTAGTTTTATAATTAATAGAGGAAGTCAATTTTTAAATAACTTAGAACTTAGAAGTGAAGGAGTATCAGGTTCTTTTTATTACAGAACATCTAACGTAACTGATAGTAATAATATAACAACAACAATAGTTGAATCTGGTTTTGCTGGAGGTAATTATCCAAATAAACTAAATACCATTGCAAGTAAATTTGAATGGATAGATGAGGTTAGTAATACAGTTTTACTTAGTTTAGATAAAGATGTTTTAACATCAGAAGTACCTGTAGATTTTGTAAATAACGTAGACGTTAATGGATATCTTAAGTTAGATGTCGCAAGTGCAGGTATAGATAAAATTGCAGTTTCTAAAAACAGTGAAGGTGAAATAGAGTTTAAAACTATTGAAGAAATTGGAGGAGTTGTTCCAGTAGGTACAATAGTATCAATAGATCCTTTATTCTTTGTTGCAGATAATTTTATAATAGAAGATAACGGAGTTACAGCACCTAGCGATGCACCTATCAATATTAGAGTTGGTGCAGGTGTAAATACGTACGGTGGTTGGTATATATGCCATGGTAAAGATTGGACAAACGGGACAGGTACTAATAGACCTACGACGGCTTTAAATTCTTTTTCATATAGTATTGATGAAAACCCAGCAACAATAAATCCTAATAGTCAAGGAGTTGCTAATGTTAGTAATAATAACGTTCATTTAATCGGTGGAGCAGAAATAGAAGTTAACGCAGCGTATAGTTCACCTAGTTATAATGTAACAGGATCATTAGATACTTCAGATGAAAGTATACAATCAGGTTCTGGTACTAGTTTTATAATTAAAAGACTACCTCAGATAATATTTCTAGGAGAAGAGGGATTATTTTGGAAAGATGCTGGATCTGGACAAGCACAAGATACTACAGTTACATATAAATTTACAGATCAAAACGAAACTGCTAGTAAAATAACAAGTATACCGAATTCTGTTCAAACAAGAACACAGGGAAGTGCATTTTCATTTACAAGAGACGCAACACCAACGAGTGGATACGAATTTAATGGTAATGCAGTTAATGCAACGGTTGATAATAGCGACGTAACATCTTCTATAAATTACGGAGGTCTTAATGCTAATATAGTGTTTAATGTTAATGTTGCATCTCAACCTACCGGAGGAACTGTAGAGATTACGTTTGATTCTACAGGAATTCAAACTGAAATAGAAAATGAAGCCCCTACTGCACCGACTAATTTAAGATCAAGTGAATTAACACAAACTAGTGTTACACTAGAATGGGACGCATCTACTGATGATTCATCGGTTGCTTCTTATTCCATATATAAACGAATATTCGGAAACCCAGATGAACTTCTAGGTACTGTTCAAAGTAATCTTACCGAGTTCGGTGTCACAGGACAGAGTGATGGCGATTCTCCCCAGTTTTATGTTAAAGCTCTTGATGACGAAGGATTATATTCACTACAGAGTGCTAACCTAACGGTAACAATGTTATCAGAAGTTGATGACGATCCTGATACAGGGGGAGGTACTTCTTTAAGGATTACCAGTTCTACAATACAAGCTGATGAAACAGGTACTATTAATTTCAAAGGTGGAGAAGCAAATGAGACACTTGATATTAGGTATACAATATACTCTGCAAGTGGAAGTGGATCAGAGAGTAATCAAACTAAATCGTTTGATATACCAACACCTAATACCGCAATGGGAGGACCGTTAGATATGCAAATACATACATTACGAGAAGGAACTATTAGATTAGATTCTGACGGACTAGGTGAACTATCATATACTGTATCTGGTAATAGATTTGAAGTTAGAATAACAATAATAGATAGAAGCTCAAGCGTTGAGCTTCAAACAAGTTCATCAAATACATTAACAAAAGTAGATGCAGGTGGTGAAAGAGTTGGGTATATTTAATAATTAAACAATAAGGAAATGATTAAAAAAATACTAACAAACAAGACATTATTGCGATTCATTGGAATCGCTATTGTCGTTTTAATAGGCCTAAAGCAGTGTAATCAAATTTCAAATCTTAAAGAAGATTTACAAAATACCGAAAAGATAGCTGATAGAAACTTTGAAAATTATAAAACCGCTCAAGATTCTATTAAAATAGAAAAAGATAAAGCAGGTAATCTAATATCGAAAATAGGTACTTTTGAATACGCAGTAAATACACTTAAAGAAGATAAATCAAAATTACTAGATAGATATAATAAGGTTCTTAGAGATAAGACTAAATTAGAAAACATAAATACATTAATATCTACTGATTTAGTAATTAAAGATTCTATATTAAATTCAAACGTAACCGTTGTTCAGGATAAAGATACTGTTACTTTTAAATTTAGTGATAATAAAAATTGGGATAAATATAATTATAGAGAGTTCAGTGGTGAATTAGAATTAATACAATTAGATTCTATGTTTACTGTTAAATCTTCTAGGTTTGATTTTAATCAAGGAATAAGTTTAACAACAGCAATTGTTAAAGAAGATGGTAGAGAAATCCTAAGGATTACAACACCTTACCCTGGTTTAAAGTTTACATCTATAGAAAATATAAATATTGTTAATGATAAATTAAATCAAAGACATGTTAAAAAAGGAGGTTGGTCAATTGGAGTTGGTTTCGGATACGGAATTAATCTAAACAACAGTCAGGTAATAAGCACGGGTCCTTCAATAGGAATCGGAGTATATTACTCTCCAAAATGGTTAAAATTTTAAAATAATAAAAATAAAGAATGGCACAATCATCAAAATTCGCAAGGTTAGACGAAGATGTTCTATTAGAATTTATCTATAACGATCAAAGTACTCCAGATTTGGCAAAGATCGAGAACGATGATAATGGTAGTCAATTAAAATACTTAAATACAGTAAAGAGTGATAACAGTGAACCTAGAATGTTAATTCATGAATTAGGATCAGACGTTGTTAACTTTAAAGTAAGCACTCAAAACGGATATGTATATATTAATAACTTTGCATCAAGAGAACTTCTTGTTAAAAACGGATTAACTTATAAGTTTGATTTAACAGATTCATCTATAGATAATGTTTACGGTTTTTCAATTGGAGGAGTTCAACAGTTTGCTGTTGATGGGATCGTAACATTTTCGCCTAATACTAATGGTACTTATACTTATTATTATCAAAATATCCAAGGTGTAAAAATGTTAGGTGGAAGCATAACAGTAGGTAATAGAGCAAATTCATTATACGCAAGACCTTTACAAGAAACTGGTAATAGTATTAAAACTGCTCCAGGAGAAGGAGGAAGATATTACGCAGTACCAACAAGTAACGAAGGAGTACTTGCATTATTAGATAATAGTTTAGATTATTTAAATTCTACAGAATGGAATGGATATACATCAAGTGAAGTAAGCGTAGTTCCATCAAACGAAGTACAGGCTGTTTATTACGACACAATAAGACTTCATTTAAGAACAGGTTATTCTTTTAGTGGAAGAGGATATGAAGGTTTTAACATTCAAGTAAAAGCAAAAAGAGAAGAAGAAGGATCATTTAATTATCTTACATCTTTGGTTTATTTAAATTCATCTAGTTATGAAATACAAAACCCTAAACCTTTTACATTAGCAGATAGTTCTTTTTCTAAATACATTGAAATAAAAGTACCTTCATTAGTTTATATGAATGATGCTTCTAAAAATAAGGAATTTAATGATTCTTTCTTTGGAACAGGACAGTCAGCTGTAGATGATTCAGCAAACTACGAAATAAAATTAGGATTAATAGAGACAGTTAAAACAGTAAACGGATATGACTATATAGAAATATCTGATTCTAAAGAATTAACTCTTTCTAGAGAGGATGAATTTGTAGATATAGCGGTAACAATGGAAGAGTCTGAATTAGGAGACTATTTTGAAATATACGGAACTAAAGACGGTTCTACTTCAGGATTTGAAAACTATGTTAACGGAAGAATTAAGAGTTCAGGAGATGACATTACTGTATTTTACGATATAGAAGTTAGTGAGCAATTAGGTTTAAATTATATAAACACGTATAGTACTAGTTTTTCTCAAGTAGCAAATTACGATGAACCTATAATATATAGACCTGTAATTTTAAACTCTGCAGTTTCTAGTAATTTTTTATTAACTGTTAATATGAGAATTTACAATGAAACAGATAATACTCAAATATTAAAAGTAGCTTCTTTAGTTTATAATAAACCTAAGAAATACGGTAGAAGAATGAGTAAAATTAATTTAAGTGATAATTTTACACCTAGCGTTGTATATAATAAATTGCCAAATACGCAAGTAAATAGAGAATTAAATCAGTTTGTTAATTCAATAAGACCTTCAATTGGAGAAACTAAGTATGTTCCAGTTGCTTTAGATACTTATGGTATTTTAGCAGGATCTACTAATGTAACATTAGAAGGAACCGAATCGATATCTACAAATGAGATTGATTATAAAGCGGAAGGAGAATCTATTATAAAGCTTTCAAAAGTATCTGATAACTTTATTAAATTTAGTATTGCAAAACCAAAGGGAGATACATTAGAATCTATAAGTCTTGTTAATGCTGAAGATATTATTCTTATAATTAAAAGTGGAGTAGTAGAACAACAAGTATATCATGACCCTAATTTTCCAGATGTAGATCTAGGAAAAGGAGAAGTATTATTTAAAGTGACTAAAGCAATTGCAAATAGATTCGATAGAAAAGATACTAATTTAAATCCAGACAGGTTTTACATTAATTTAAAGAACGGAGAAACAGAGTCTTTATTATATTACGGAAAAGTAAACATCATATAATGATATTAAACAGTAGAAACAATTTATTCAATTTTAAGTTCCCTAGAAATTTTATACCTAAGGAAGTTGCTGAGAAGTATAAAAGGTATTTGAATAGAATGCCAGGAAACTTAATGACTGAACCTATTGATTTTGTTAATTACGCAATACAAGGTGTAAGTATTCCAGGACTATCATTTGATCCAATAGAGCAATCTGCTAATAACGGAACAACTACATATTATAAAGGTGCACCACCTATACAAAATACAATAGAGAGACAATTTGAGGTAGAGATGCAAATGTTAGATGGTTTTATTAACTACTGGATAATGCAAGACACTATATTGTATTATGCCGCGGTAGATAATAAACAATTCTTAGATGATTTAAAATTACAGATACTTGATGCTGAAGGAATTCATGTTATGAGTGCTGTTTTTGAAAAGCCTATAATGAACTCTTTATCTGCATTAGATCTTAACATGAGTTCTAACATCGCAGAGTTTAATACCTTTACTATAAATTTCTATTATAACAAATTTGATTTAAAGTTAGAAATAGATTAAGATATATACTATATGAAAACATTTTTAGATTACATGGCAGATGCCAACGCAACCAACGAAGAAATTCAAATACTACAGGAATCTTTAGAGATAGAGTGGAACGCAGAACTTGAAGAAAAAGTGGATTTAGCTTTGGAAGAATTTGTTAAAGAATATAAAAACGAAGACGGATCATTTGACATGGAAGCTCTTAATAACGAGATGACAAATGAAGGAATGTTTGGTTCTATATTCGGAGGACTAACTGGATTTGCACTAGGTAAAACCATTGGTAAAACTATGGCTAAAGTATTAGGTATAGAAAAAGGAGTATTTTACAGTATGTTAACCTCACGATTAGTTGGTGCCGCTTTAGGTGCTGCAATCGGTAAAGCTTTATAAATGACTTACATTACAATAGATTTTTCATTAAACTCACCAGGTATTTGTATATTTAAAGACAAGTATCATTTTATTTCTTATTTAAAACCAAAATCGGGAACCAAAAAAGAACAGAGGATCCAAGAAGACATGGCTCTACTTTCTGATGTTGTTTTAAAAGAGCAACCTGATTTTACAAACGTTGGAGCTTATTCATCAGTTGAATTAGGTAAGATCAATAGATATATCACATCAGCAAACGATATCATAGACATTATTAAAGAATTCACTAAAGGCGAGACTCAATTTGTTTTTGCTTTTGAAGGAACTTCTTTTGGTTCTAAACAAGGAACTAATAATATAATAGACATGGCAGCTGGCGCCGCAATCCTTAAACTTAAAATTCTTGAAGAGTTTAATCCAATAACAATCGAAACGGTCGCACCATCAACAATCAAGAAACATGCAGGAAAAGGTAACATGAATAAGTCTCAGTTATGGAAAGTCTTTATTGAAGGCGGACAAGGAACAGATGAGATTGTTAGAGTCTCTGACTTCCTTCTTTTTTGTGTTAATGAAATCGGTGAAACCACGAAGATCCCAAAGCCGTTTGACGATTTAGTAGATGCTTACTTCTTGAACTCTTACGTTCAGACCTTGGATCATATTTAGCTTTCAGACTTAAAGACTTAACTTATACTGTCATCCGGGTAGAAAGTTTCATAAACATCTAATTAATTTAATAATAATAATATAATGTATAATAAAAAGATAGAACCTTGTGAACTCATGAACTTAAAACGTACTTTAGACTTAATGATCTCGACCGATCGAATAACAAAAAAAGAAAGCTTAGAGCTATTAAAGAAGGCTGGACTCGCAGTCTCAGCAGATGGAAAGTCATTCGTAGACGAAGAGGGATCCCTGTATAATTTTGATATATAGTTTAATTAAATTTGAAACTTTTATAAGTAATCAAGTATAATTAACATGAAAGTTATAAACGGTACCGAAAGAATTAACGATCAACGAATTTAAAGTTTAACGAATTAACAAATTAAAAGAATTAAAGACATGGCAGACTCATTTGACATTTTCAATTTAGGCGTAACAGACGTCGACACACATGAACAACAAGCAAAAACTGATGTAATCTATAAACCTAGTGCAGACCAAGGTAAAGATGGGACATATAAAGCATTAATACGTTTTGTTCCAAATCCATCAAATCCACGTAACTCATTAATTAAAAAGTATGTACACTGGTTAACAGACGCATCAGGTAATGGTCGATTAGTCGATTCACCTAGTTCTGTTGGAGAAACATGTCCGATTGCGGAATCTTTCTTTAAATTACGTAACAGTGATTCAGCAGTAGATCGTAAGATGAGTGAGAAACTTAAAAGACGTGAACAATACTACGCACTTATTAAAGTAGTTAAAGATCCTCAAAACACAGCAATGGAAGGCCAGTATATGGTTTACAAATTTGGTTACAAAATCAAAGAGAAAATTGATGAGGAATTAAAGCCTGCATTTGGTGAACCAACTCAAGTATTCGATTTATTCGGAGGTAAAAACTTTGAGTTAATCATTACAAGACAAGGTGAATACAACAACTACGATAAATCTAAATTCTCAGCTAACACTTCATCTATTACAATTGAAGGAGAACCAGCAGAAAGAAATAAAGAATCTATGACAGCAATTAAAGCTGAATTAGAAGCTGCACCTTCTTTAGAGCCTTACGAATATAAGGCATGGGACGGAGACGCAAGAGACTTTGTTAATGGAATATTAAGACAATATCTAAATCCAGGTAGTTCAATGGATAAGGTTGTTTCAAAACCAAAAGCAACTCCAGCTCCTAAACAAAAAGCTGCAGTAGCTCAAGGAACTGACGGAGGAACAGATTTTGAATTTCCAAAAGAAGATACAGTTAATCCATCTCCAGCAGCATCAGCTGATAGCAGCGACGATTTAGATTCTTTCTTAGACGATTTAGATATCTAAAATATAATACTACTTAATAAAAACTCCTCAATGTTTTTTTTATAAATTACATCAGAGGAGTTTTCTTTTTATATTATAAATTTAAAAATAATGAGTAACATAGACGAGTCATTAAAATCTAAGATCAGAAGTTTAATAAAGCAAGTTGTAACTACACAACATACAGATCCTAATAAAAGAATGCTTAAGGAAATGCCGGGAAGGCTTGCACTTGCGTGTCCATATTGCGGTGATAGTTTTACAGATACTTATAAGAAAAGAGGAAGTATATACTGGGATAGTTTACAATTTCATTGTTTTAACTGTAGCCAACACGGCGATGTATATAGTTTATTGAAAGACCATCATGTCGGTTTTAAAGATCGTGAAGATTCTATCAAAGTTATTGATTTTATACAAGAACATAAAATTTCAGCAGAATCAGTAGAAGTATTAGAGCATGATGTTTTTAAAAAGATATACGATTTAGCACCTACACGAGAAGATCTTATTAAATATTTTGGATTTAAAGAAATAGAAACAGGAGATCCTGGTTATTTCTATTTAAGAGGAAGAATGTTATCACACAAGCTTGAAAACTTTATGTATTCTCCTAAAGACAAGAGAATGGTAGTTCTTAATGTTGCTCCTAATAATAAAGTTATTGGATTTCAAACACGAGCCCTTTCTAAATATAAAAGCGCTAGATATTTAACTTATGATATTGAAAAGATATATCAAGAGATGAAAAAAGATATCGGAGTTTCTATAGAAGAATTAATTAGCCTTAAAAAAGTATCTACATTATTTGGTATACTTCGAGTTGATTTACAAAGACAAGTAACAATGTTTGAAGGACCTATTGATGCGATGTTTATGCAAAATAGTATCGGATTAGCGACTGCTGGTAGATCCACAGAAGAGTTTGATGAAATTCCAACCATCCGTTACATGTTTGATAATGATACTACTGGTAAAAAGAAGATGATGGAGAAACTTAAAAGAGGTAAAGAGATATTTATGTGGGGTAAGTTCTTTAACGAAACAAAATTAGATACAAGATGGGAAAAGTATCTAGATTCTATTGACAAAGAAAATAGAGATAAATATCCTAAAGAACTAGGTGACTTAAATGATTTAGTCAGAATTGCTTATTATTTAAAAGATGATTGTATTAAAGATCTCTCAAAATATTTCAGTGATTCAAAACTTGACGCATTTTACCTATGACAAAAATAGACATAATTGATATGATCGATGAAGAATTCGAAGAATTTGAACAAGATCGAAACCGTAGAAAAAACCTTAAACAGCTTATTAGCTTTGAAAGTTCTATTGTAGACTATAACGAAAAACAAATAGTTATGCCAGAACCTAAGTTTAAAAAGAAGATTAATACAACAGTATACGTTAAGAATTTTAAAAACAACAATAAAAACTCACTATTTTAAATTAACTAATGGCAGATTTAAAAGATAAAATACTTAAATTAGACGAATATTTAGGTAAACAAAGACTGGATTGGACTGATAAGATCAAGGGATTAACTGTAGAGTTGAAACTAGGTAATCAGTTAGAACAGGTAAGTTCTTACTCGTTAAGTTATAGACAAATACTAGTTGAAAATTTAGCATCAATGTCTATTAGAATACGAGCTCAGAAAACATCTGTTGATCAGAAGTATAAAACAAAATGGATAGAGTATTATACATACGATTACAAGTTAACTGATAAACAACGGGAGAAATTCCTATTAGCAGATCTAGCAGAAGATAATCAACTACTAGATTTACTAGAAACGCAGAAGTCTTTTTTTGAGGCAACTGTGAAAACACTTGACAATATGGGCTTTGCAATAAAGAATCGCCTTGATATGACAAGAATATAAAAAATAGTTTCATGAATATTGATACTAACATTAACAGAAGATAATCAATTCTTACGAATTGACGATGCAACTGAACTTGAATTAGAACAGATTACAATCTCCCTGACGAAAAGAATCGACAGCTGGAGATTCAATCCGTTAGTAAAGAGAGGAGTTTGGGATGGATACGTTTCTTATATTAAAGATGACAAATGGATCCCAGCAGGTTTATGGAGATACGTTCTTCAAGTTTGTAAAGATTATAATTTAGAGATTGAAATAAACGGAATTAAACGTCTATTAGATGCTAATATAAACGCAGAGAAATTTGAACAATGGGCCAATGACTTTTTTAAAGGCGCAGAGATCACTCCAAGGGACTACCAGATAGAGACGGCATATAATATACTTAAATTCAGAAAGTGTCTTGCAGAGCTTGCTACGTCAGCAGGTAAGACCCTTATTAGTTTTCTAACGATAGCATATATGTTAGAAAAAGGAAAGGCAGAAAAAATCTTAATGATTGTACCTAATGTTTCATTAGTAATACAAGCACATGAGGATTTTCATGACTATAATTATATGAATAGAATCCCACTAAAGATTCAGCAGATATTCGCAGGTCAAAAAATCAAATCAAACAAGAATATTATAATTGGAACATATCAGTCTCTTACAAAGAAGAGCGCTGAGTATTTTGCTCAATTCGACGCAGTACTTGTCGATGAAACACACAAAGCTAAAAGTGCTTCAATTAAAACAATTCTACAAAAGTGTACTAATGCACAATATAAATTTGGTTTATCAGGTACTATCCCTAAGGATGGAACTCTAGATAAATTAACACTAATGAGTCAGACTGGCCCTGTAATTAGTGAAGTTAAAGCAGCTTTTTTACAAGAACAAGGACATATTGCGAAGTGTTTTGTAAAGGTAATTGAAATGAATTATGCAACAGACTCACAGAGGCTAGCTTTTCAAGAATTAGCACAGAACAAATATGAAAATAAAGATGTATTTCAATTGGAACAGCATTTCGTTATCACTAGCGACGCTCGCCTCGAGTTTATTTCGAGTGTTATTGGTAGAGTACCCAGGAATTCCCTTGTACTTTTCCATAGGATTGAACATGGTAAAAGATTATACGAGAAGCTTAGACAAGAGAGTAATAAAAGAGTTTACTATGTTGATGGTGGAACTGACAAAGATATTAGGGAAGAATACAAAAAGAAAATGGAATCAGGAGACGAAGTTGTTATTGTCGCGAGTTACGGTACGTTCTCGACAGGTATCTCTATTAAGAAAATCCACAGTATCTTCTTTACGGAATCGTTTAAATCGGAAGTAATCATCAGACAGTCAATTGGACGTGGTTTGAGACAACATGAGTCTAAGGATAAAGTTTTAATTATTGACTTTGTTGATAACATTAGAACGCAAGAGTGGGATAACTACTTATGGAAGCACGGTAAAGCTAGACAATCAATATATAAACAAGAAAAATTCGAATATAACATTAAAAGGGTTTCATTTGAATAAGATATATAGAATGTAATATAATAATAACAATCCCTTTAAAAATTAGATATATAAGTTATATCAACATAAGAAATATGGACCCAGAAATTAACAACACTTTAGATTTAACAGAAGCAGAAGTATCTGCCACGTATCAAAGGCTAGTACAAATTGTCGATGGTCTATTTTACAACGGGATTGGTGAAATATTAAATATAGATGCTTCTTCGTTAAGTGGAGTAAGTATATCCGATTTATATCCGGCATCAAACCCTGATAATTTTGCACCGGATCAGGATTTATCTATATTTGAAACAATAGAAAATAATAATACTAAGTTAGAATTAAAAGCTGACCTAGATTTATTAGAAATCGGAAACATGGCATTGTTATTTGAAAATGCATTAATATAAATAGTAAGTAAACAGTAAATAAATAAACAAAAACACCCCAAAGTAAAATGAGTTTAATTCAAAGAATTTCCGATTTAACAACAAGAGTAGCAACGGAATTTAAAAGTGTAAAAAGTTTAATTACCGGTAACGTATCTGGTAGTTTAAGTGCACTAACAACAACTGTAAAGACTAGTATCTTAGCAGCAATCAACTCGGTAAAAGCTGATGTTGATACTAAGGAACCATTAATTGGCTACACAACACAGGATATATCTGAAAAAGGTCAAGCAAATGGATACGCTCCATTGGACGCTAACTCAAAAATACCAGCAGCACATTTACCAGCATACGTTGATGATGTATTAGAAGCAGATGATTTCACATCACTTCCGGCATCTGGCGAAGAAAGCGTTATTTATGTTACACTTGATGATAACTTAACATACAGATGGACTGGATCCGGATATGTTGAAATATCTAAGAGTTTAGCATTAGGAGAAACTTCATCTTCAGCATATAGAGGAGATAGAGGTAAAATTGCATTTGATCATTCACAGATTAAAGATGCAAATCCACACGAAACTACATTTGATCAATTATTAGCTAAACCAACAACAGTTGCTGGATTTGGAATAACTGATTCATTTACAAAAACAGAGATTGGAGACGTAACAGTAGATCACGTTGCCGCTTTCGAATCAGCATTATTATAAAATATGAGTTTAGTATCAAAAATAACAGTATTAGTAGCTAGAATAGCTGAAGAGCTTAATAAAAAGGCGGACAAGCAAGATATAGCTGCGTTACAGGAAAATGCATTTATGATACATAAAACAGACTCTTTCATGAAACAACAGACTGAGTTTATTAAGAATATAAATAACAACTGGGAATAATGACAGAGGAACAACAAGCAATCGTTAACTTAGAAGCAACTAACTCACTATTAGTTGCTGCGGTTAATGTAACAAAGGACAATATAGAAACAAGAATACAAGAAGGAGTTATACAAGCAGGAGACACTGTAGTATCTGGAATGTTTTCGGTAGTTAGTAATTCAATAGAAACTAAAACTTTATTCCTTAAATTTATAAACAAATAACAATGGCAGTAAATCAAGACATAGTAGATGCGTTAGTAGTACTAGATAATACAGTACAAGCACAAATTGCAGAAGCAACTCTTACCAAAGAAGCAGCGGATGCCCTTGTATTAGCGTTTAACTCTACAAAGGATTACGTTGAAACTCAGTTAAACAACGTAGACAATACATCTGATGCTGATAAGGCTTTAAGTATATTATCTATAGCAAAGTTTTTAACTAAACAAGATTCTTTAGTTGACGGTGTAAACATAAGTACAATAAACGGTAGTTCATTGCTAAGTGGAGCTCCACTTGTTATTGAAAGAGGACAGGTTGAAGTTCCTGTTTTAGATTATGATAATAGAGCGTCTTTAAGAACTCCTGCTAATACCGCATCAATTCCTTTACCTGGAAGTGTTGTAAATATTCAGCATTTAGGGCATTTTCAATATTCAATCGAAGATAAATTTCTAGAAGATGATGAAACTGTTTTTGTAACTACATTTGAAAACGTAGTAAGAGGGCAATGGGTTATGATGACTCCAGCGTATGAATGGACTGAGGCAAATAAAATGTTTGAGGTTGCAGTACTTAACGAGTACATGGAAGATGAAGAAATAAGACATGACTCTTATAATAATAAAGTAGATGAGGTACCTCATCAGTAAGCTAATAAAAGATTAATAAATTAATAAATTAAATATAAAAAATTATGGGATTATTTAGAGCAGAGAATTTACTGCGAAGCGTTGAGGCACAAGTAACACTTGGCCCAGCACTGGAAGGTGTATTAGCATCTTCACCAGGACAAGAAGCAGAATTCGCAGCAATGTTAAGTACAAGGCACATGGCCAGAAGAATGGCTGGAAATCCTTTAACTATGACGGCAATCAATTTAAGTCCTATCGCGGTTAGAAAGGTTTTTGAAGAGACTTCAGAATATAACTTTAGACCAATTGAAGAAGTTGCAAAGAACGCAGGAGCTATGGCTGGAGCATCAAACACGTTAGCTTCTATCGAAGCGATTGTTGGTAATTCCGCTGCATTTCCTTATTTCTTTAATTCTACATTTTACGATGCAAACATTATAGCTATATTGACATTATTAGTTGGAAAGAATCCAGCTAACTATACTACAATATCTGATGTTATATCAGACTCTGAAACAATGGCTGCAATTGCATCTAGCGATTTGGGAATGAGAGCATTAGTAGAAAGCACACCAGCATTTACATTAGTTTCATCTAGTTCAGGAGCTATGGGAGATATTGCAGGTAATACAAACGCAATGACCTTAGTAGCTAATCACCC